TCCCCTCTAAGGAGGTATTACCAACAAGCAGTTGTTTTAAATAAGGCAGATATTGCTGAATACGAAATCACAACTACAGGAGTAGGCTTAACCTGTAAATATAATGTTACCTTTACGCTTAAAGACGGTACAACCGGGTATTTGTTTAAAGGGAACGAAAACAGTTCGGTGTTCAAGGGAATGTTTGACAAGGCTAAAAACGAAACATTTGGAACGCCAGAATATATGCACCACGCGCAAATAATTGTAACAGGTGTAGCGGAGGCTTCTAAATGTATTCTTGAAGGTCTGGATTCAGCTAACACAGTTGTAGCTTACCAATTTGCGGACGGCACTATTGAGGTTTACGGTATTGAAAACGGTTTAACAACTGAAGACTATACGTATGATACTCAGGAAAACGGCGGCGGTACTACCATTATTTTAGGTAGTGTAGACACTAAGCCGGAACGTTATATGCCTTTAGTATATGTATCGGCTGTTCCCGGTTCTGAAATTGCGGACTTTGACAGCCTTTTTGCTAACCCTATAGTACCGTAATAAAATGGAATTAACGATTGAAGAATTGTCAAACAAACCAGCAGACGAGGTAAGGAGAAATCCGAGCCTCGTTCTTGTTTATATTGATTTGTTTAAAAAAGAGTTTGGATATTCCCCGTCTTGCATACCTTGCAGTTTTACAAGCGATTGGAATAAATTAAAACAAAAATATTTGATTAGTAATAAAAATACCTTATCTTTGGTATCTAATTTAAAAAGTACACAAATGGAAACAACGTTTCAGTTAAACACTATTAAAGTTGAAATTTTTGCCTTTAAACAAGACGGTAAAACGCTTAGACAATACGACAACAAAATGACAGAAGATTTTGCTGTAGGCTATCTTACTAACGGCGACCCGGAAACCTTAAAAGAAAGAAGGAAACAATTTAAAATACTTCCTGAAGCCTTAAGAAAATCAGAAAGCAAAAAGGAAGAAGTTATAGAGCCTGTGAAAGAAGAAAAAACAGAAGTTGTAGTTACTGCTACAGAAGATGTAAAAGAGCCTGAAAACGCCTCTAAAGACGCTACAGAATATATTGCTGTTATTTCTGAAGAAGTTATAGAGCCTGTGAAAGAAGAAACAGTTAAAAAAACAGGTGGCAGACCTAAAAAAAGTAAATAATGTACGGAAAAAGCGAAGGTAAACCCGGTAAGCTTAGAGCCACATTGTTAGAGTTATGGAAAAGGATTACGCCTATTAAAGTAATTAAAGGAGACTTGTTTTATTTTAATGGTGAAGATAATCTTTATCCGTATAAAATAGAGGGGGTGATTAATTCATCCCCTACTGCTTTTAGATGTGCTGACTTAATGGCTAAATACATAGAAGGACAAGGCTTAAAAGAAGGTATAAGCGACTTAATTGTAAATAAGCAAAAGAACTATAAGCTTTCAAATATTATTGAAATGGCGGCTTCAGATATAGCTTATCATTACGGCGTATGGATTCATGTAAGTTATGGTTTTGATTTTAAAACGGGCGAAATAATCCCTAAAGAACTTGATATTTTGGATTACGTAGAATGCCGTAAAATGAAAGATGATGATAGTGGTTATTCAGGTAAGGTTATAGTTAAGGACTGGATAGGGGAAAGCAAAAGCCCTAAAGGTAAACAGGAAAAAGCAGATGATTACGAATGGTATTACCCATTCAATAAAAATCAAAAAGTAGTATTAGCGCAAATTAAAGCAGATTCAAACGATGAGCCAGATATTTCAGAAGCTATTAAAAGCTATAGGGGACAGGTTTATTATCTTAACCTAACTCCTAAATATAAATATGCTTTGCCGCGCTTAGATTCTGTTTACAACGACGGAGACAGCGAAAACAGATTTTCATTGTATATCAATACTCAGTTTAGAAACGGATTTTTAGGCAAAACAATCGCGTTAACTTCAGGTCTTGAAGATGCAGAAAGCGACAAAGTAGCAGAAGATTTAAAAACCTTTTTAGGTTCTGAAAATTCAGGAGACTTCTATTATTTGTCTTTAGAAAATGTTTCGGATTTAGATAAGGTTATAAAGTTTCAGCAGCTATTGCCTCAATTTAATGACAAGCTTTTTGAGGCAACCGGAAAACAAGTACGCAAGAATATAATGGGCGCGTTTAATAACGTCCCTGAAGCCCTTGTTTTATCTGGTGATGGGGCTATGTTTGGAACTTCAGACGAAACTTACAAGCAGATGAAGCTGTTTTATTCAGAACAGACAGAAAAAGAAAGATACAGGCTTTCAGAAACTCTAACTTTTTTAGGTTTTCCATGTGAAATTAAACCTAAAATTGAAGCAGAAACAGTAAATAAAGAAAATGGAACTACTTAAAAATTCAGATTTTAGTTGTATTGGCGTTGTTGCATTACATTGCGACAACGCCAAATTGTGTATAGCAGAAAACGAAGCTATAACTTTTGACCTTAACGATAATTTTTGCGGTTATGGTGCTGAAATAGTAGAAACAATAAACGAAGTAGATGATTATATTTCAGCTAAATCCGCGTGTGATGCAGACCCAGAATGTTTAACACCTCCTGTAGAACCTGAAGATTACGAAAACAAGTATAAATTTGTGTATGGTGGTAATTTTGAAAGCCAATGTGGTAAAAGAATTACTTTTTTAGGCGTTAAAAGAATACTGACTTATTACACTTATGCCCGTTACATAGTGGTTAACGGCTTTAATGATACCGCTACAGGCTTAGTTAAAAAGAGTAACGATTTTTCATTGCCTATTGCGCTTTCTGAACTGCAAGCCTATTCAGATAAATACCGCAACATGGCATATTCATCACTAAAAAACGCAAAATACTTTATTTCTTACTCAGATTTAATTATAGGATTCCCTTTTACCAGCAAAACAAAATGTTATTGCGGCGGCGAAAATTGCGGATATAACACATCTAACACTAACGGATTCGGCGTAAGGTCGAGAATAATAACTAAGTAAATGATATGTGAAAAGCTAATGGGAGGGGCTGATTATTCATGTAATAAGCCCCTTAAAAAATACTATCAAGAGGCGGTAATAGTCAATAGAGCAGATGTAAACAACAGAAGAATAACAACTTCTTATACAGACGAAAACGGAGTATTTTTATTTAGAAACAGGGTTTTATTTGACCTTAAGCCGGGTTTAACCGGATATAGGTTTACTTTAAACGAAAACGCAACCAGTATAATAGGTTATACGGATAAATCAGAAGTAAACGGAACACCTCAATACAGCCATACAGTAAACATTGCTTTTCAGGGAATTTCTGAACGTCAAAAGGTTATAATGAAAGAACTTGATTCAGGCGATTTTTTAGCCGCGCTACAATTTGGTAATGGATTTATAGAAATATTTGGCTTTGAATTTGGTTTATCTACAACCTCTTACAGCTATTCCCCACAAGAGAATGACGGCGGCGGCGTTATCACACTTAAATCAGATAGCGAGGCTTTAGAAGATGAACACCCGTTTATATGGGCTGGCTTAACTTCAAATTTTGATAACAATTTTTCTGACGTTAATTTTATTCTTCAAGGGGATTTTAACGAAGATTTTAACAACGATTTTTTTAACTTATAAAACATGACATATAACGAAGTTTTAGCTTACATTCAATCCGAAATAGTAGCGAATGGAAATCAAGAAATAACCGCAAACGTGTTGCGTCCGGTTCTTGAATCCATATTAGCACAAATACCGGAAACAACAGGATTACTAACCGATTTAGCAACAACAGACAAAACAAACCTTGTAGCAGCTATTAACGAGGTCTTAGGACTTATAAATAATGACAGTGGTATTACAGTATTGTCCGGCACTCAAAACCCTAATACAACGCCTCCTATAGGATATTCAATAGGCGATATGTATAGCCAGATAAACGGCTCTAATAATCCTATCGGATTTTATATTTACAATGGTTCTAAATGGTTTGACTTATGGAATGTTTTTAGCATAATTACGTCTGTTACTACTATTCATTTTGAAGATTATTTTGTAGTAACACCTTTAAGCGTCGCTACTGCTTTTAACAATGGAGATATAGGCAACTTAATAGTGCAGCCATACACAAGCCCTGTTGTTTTAAGGCTTATAGAGACGCTTGCAGATAGCGTAAAGCTTTATACTTACTTATTTACCGGAGGTGCTGGCAGATGGGGTGAAAATTACTTATTCATAAATCAAACAAAATTAATAGAAATTTCTGTAAAACCTTTATCAATATCAGAAATACCTTCAGATATAAATACTGTAACTACTGACTTAGGAACGCTTACGACTAACGACTACATAACCGCTTTAAATGCCGTTGAACGAGATTTTAGCGACGAAAGTAAGGTCTACTATGTAACTTACAACATTTTAGAAGACGATATTTTAGTAGTTAAAAGTTTTAAGTTATTGACAGAGTATTACGGCGTTTACGGCGGTACAACAGGAAACGATTTAACTGAATCAATGTTTGTAACAGGCGCAACAAGTGAAACGCCTGATTATATTGTTCCGACCTTTCAACAAGTAGTTGAACAAGGAAGTTCCGCAACAACTAACGAAGATTTTATTTTAAGTCATGGTTCAGGAGAAAGTTATTCTAACTTATCTTTAGAAGATGGCTCGGTAGTTTTAGGCACTACAGGTAATAATCTTAAAATAACAGATGATACGGCGGTATTTTTAAGCCCTGTTACAGTAGGTGAACCCTTAAGCGATAATGATGCTGTAAGGGTTTTAGACCTTGAAGCTTTTGGTTTAAACCAAGATTTAGACAAAATAACAACCAACGGCAACAGCACTCCCAACGGTATAGGCGTTGGTACTATACAATCCTCAATGCCTTCAGATGTAGGGCTTTTAAGAGTTGGCGACGGAGATAACACAGATACTTATAGCACGTCTGCATTTTCAGAACTTAGAACAGTTTCAGTTGGTGTATGGAATATGATTAATGCCGAATTAAGAGCTATAATTGCGGCTAATATGTCGGAGCGAATGAGGGGGATAAAAGGTGTTTCTATTGTAGATACAGCCGGGTTTACTCTTTCAAACGTAGGCGGCGGCGCATTAGGCGTTGAAGGCGTTTCCAGAAGCATAGGCACGTTAGGTACTATCTTAGTCGCTACCGGACTTTACGGCAGGGTTCTTATAGATGGTTCAGCTAATATAACAAATGCTGTAGGGCTTTATATACCTGTACACGCTAAAGGTTCTGGTATAATCACAAACGCTATAGGAGGCGCATTTAATGAACAAACATTAGGTGTAAATAATTTTAATATATTAATGGGTACTTCGTTAGCTTCAGGAGGGCAAGCGCCTACGGGTATAACTGGAAACTGGAATATTTACAATATATCTACGCGTCCTAATTATTTCGCAGGTAATATAGTTTACGCCACATATACACCTTCTGGCTATGACGATAATACTTTAGTTCCTAAAAAATTCGTAACCGACGCGATAGCCGCTATACCCGGAACTACAGTACCGGACGCTACAGATATGGTTAAAGGTATTTTAAAGCTTTATAACGCTTTAGGAACAAATTTAGACGGTTCAATAACTCAGGACGCTATAAATACAGCTTTAGGTCTTAAAGTAAACAAAAACGGCGATACAATGTTAGGTACGTTAAGAACTTTAAATATGCTGCCTGATATAAGCAATACAAGCGTTGTAGGTAGTGATACTCTTAGATATTTATCTTCTCGCATAACTACTATGTATGCGCTTGTAATACAGACAATATCTAATAGTAATATGCTTTTTAGGGATTTTTCAGGAGCAACAAAAGGAACTATGTTTACTTCTGGGCGTTGGGGTTTTGGAACTACAACGGATAACGGTACAGATGTAATACAAGCTAACGGCACTATATCCGCTTTACCCGCAACCGCTTCAACTCAGGTAGTCGTTAAAAGCCAATTAGACGTTTTGCTTACCGGGCAAACAATTACAGGTAATCCTACAGGAACTATTTTACCTAATACTAAATATATTACCGATGCAGGAACACGCTTAACAATACCATTACCTTTAAACGCAAATAGTTCTGTAGGTAACTTTATTGAGATACGAGGCAAAGGCTTAGGAGGCTGGAAATTATCGCAACCAGAAGCAGCAACCATAATACACGCGGCAACCGACACAACTACAGGCACTACAGGTTATATACAATCTTCTAACAGATACGATACTATAAGGGTTGAAAAATTAGCCGCTAATGAATGGATATTAACACAAATAACAGGTACTCCTTCTATATTTTAATTTATGATACAAGTAAAAAAACAAGGCTATCAAGGGATGCGCGTTATCCAGTATGATTTTGCTACAATATCAAACGTAAATACTAATGAAGTAAATATATTTAGCGGCGTTATGCCAGCGGGTAGAATGAGCGGAAATGTAGAACTATCTTTTGAGGCTGTTTGCCACATTACAACGCCTGTAATATCACTGCCAAATTTAACATTAAGACTTAGGTTCGGTTCTGCTTTATTAACTATTGCTTCAGGTGCTACTTTAGGAGCAAATATAAATGATAAGCCATTTATTGTTAAAGGCAGAATAATGAACCTTACGGATAATTCACAATTTGTAATTATTGAATTGCTTACCAATTCAGGCGTAGCTATTTTAAGTGCGCTTAGTTCGGCTGTGATAGTTTCGGACGCGTCTTGGACTGTAGACACCAGCGCGGAACAGGCTATTTCTTTAACGGCTCAATTTTCCGGCATTGTGATAGGCACAACAACAATAACACCAAAGCTTTTAACTTTTGAACTTAAATAATTTATTAAAGGGGCTGTTTATCAGTCCCTTTTTTATATCTTTGCCTTCTAAAAATATTCAAAATGAATGACCATATTGTTATAATGTACGTAGGACGTATATTATTAAGCATAAAGACAATGCTTACCAAACCTGTAGGCGTTGCTATGCTTGTGCCTATCGTTGCTTCTCCTGTATTTACAACCGTTCAGAAATCTTTAATTCTATTAGGCGGCTTGTTTGTAGCTGATTTTATAACCGGTATTATAGCTAGTTATTTAGAGTTCAAAAGAAGCTTACCAGTATTGCCAGCCAGCGGCAAAAGGTACGTAATACAATCTTCTAAATTACGAATGAGTGTAGTTAAGTTTGTGTTTTACGGACTTTCTATATTAACCGCTTACGGAATAGAAATAGTGTTTGTATCTAAAGAATTTGAATTACACGCAGATGTAAAAAAAATGAGCCTTACTACTATAATGATTGCTTTTTGTTGCGGCATAGAGGCTTATTCGATATTCTTTGAAAACATTAAAAGAATGGGTTTTGATATAATTGAAAAAGTTAAAAATATATTTAAAAGCGGTTACAGCGTTTACGACACTATTAAAAACGAAAACAAAGAGTAATGAACTATATTGAAAAATTTCAAACAAAGCACGGATTAAAAACAGACGGATTTGGAAAAATAACCTTTGCTAAAATGGCAGAGGTTTTTAAATTAGAAAGAACACAGTTAGCGCATTTTTTAGCGCAAACAGACCACGAAACAGGCGGCTTTACTTTAGGTAAAGAAAACCTTAATTATAGCTTACATTCTGTTCTACTGTATCTGCAAATTCTACCTGTCCTGCTTCCGTCCTTTCTTCTGCGAAAACATAATCTATGTTTGTAGAACCTACTTTAAAATGAATGCTATCATTTAAAGCGATAGCACCATATACTTTTATTGTTAACGCTGTTGTCCCTGCCATATATTTTTTTTTATTCTTTTTATTTCTAAATTTACATTAAATGATACCCCGGCTGCAATCTTGTTATAAAGATAAGACTTAGCTTCACGAGAATTTAAAACCTCCAATAAATCCGTTCCGCTCGGATAATAATTAGTTCCTTTTGTCGCAACCTTTCGGGCAACCGCATAAGGGTTTATATTTAATCCTTTATCCTCAACCCATTTTTTAAATATAAAATGCCCTGCCCATTTGGTAAAATGATTAATTGCTTCAGGGCTTTGATTAGCGTTTTTATCCCTACCGTTAACTAACCAATAGCTGTAATTTTGTCCTTTAACAACCCCTTTACCATCTTCTACAGCAACCGATAAACTTTCAATCCATTTGCCTGAAGCTTTCATTCCTAACGAAAGAAACTTAGGTATCAAAAATTCATCTACAAGCCCCTGTAAAGCGTCTTTTATTATTTCTTCAGATACATTAACCATTTTTTAAAAGTAAATCATTGTCAACTCTTATAGTGTACGTATATTTCCAGCCGCAATAAGAATCATCTAACCAGTTATGCACAAGTGATGCAGAACGATTTAGAAGTCTTGGTTCATATCCTAATATGTCGCAAAAGTCAAATGTACTACCACAACCTAAACAGTCCGCTAAAGGCTTGTAAACAGTTACCCATTTACTTGAATCTACTTCATGTCCTTTTATTTCGGTGTAGTTGTTTATACCTAAATTCTTTCTTATAACAGCATAGGCTGTAAAAGTCCAATCACAAGTATTTGCGGTGCGCATTCCGGCAGAATTATAAATTATACCGTCCCTGTAGCTTATGTCTGTAACAAAGAAATTAACACAGCAATCTTTATCTTGTTCTGGCTGCTCTATATTAACCTGAGAAACTACAAGAGGTGCGCCAAATTGCCAGCAAAAACCACACTTGCCTTCTGTATTCCATTTAGTAATTTGTTTGCTTAAAAAATCTACTATATCCATTACTTTCTTTTGGTTTTACTGGTTAATATTTTTTGATGCTTTTTGTTTATCTGGTTTTCTACATTTGTTTTGTACTGCTTGTCAAAAACCAAACTGTAAGGCAGTTTTTTTATAGCCTCATATTTCGTTAAATCACCACCTGAAAGACTATCTAAAATATTAAGGTTTCCGAATTTATCTAAATCCCTTATCCCGGCTGCAATCAAATCTGTATCTACATCTTCAGTGGTTAAATATTTTTTTTCAATATTTGCTATTTCTTCTAACTCGCTTTTAATCCAGCAAAGAAAATATATAAACTGATTATTAGGCACACTTTCTAATTCATAATGAAAAACATTCTTACCGCGCTCTTTAAACATTCTTATAATTAAACCCTCAAAATTACATTCATTTATGTAATCCATCAAATCAAACTTTAAGAATCCAAAAGAACAATGTATTAGACTTTCAAAATCAAATCCTAATATCCTGCTATCCCTTTTACCGTGCTTTAAAGCAAATGCCAATGTATCTGGGTTTATCCTTCTGAATGCGGTGTTAAATCCCATTTCTTAAGTCTTTTAAAGCTTGTTTCTTTGCTTTTTTACAAAGGTAAGGGGCTATGTATTCATTTTCTAAACAACGCTTTTTAAAGGTCTCCCTGTGTACGTTTAAGTAAAGGCAAATCTTATTAAATGGTTTTCCGTAAAGAAGGCTTTTAATAATAAAATCTTTGTGTTCTTGTGCTTTATTTTCAAGGCTCATAATCTGTATTATTTTATGTAACAAAATTAAATAAAAATAACTTAATATCAAAGAAAAAGCCAGTATTTTTTAGGTACTGGCTTTTAATTTTAAATAAACTTAGCGTAATATTTTGTTCTTTCTTTCCTGTGTTCTAAGCCGTTGTAACCGCCGTTTACAATATAGGTAACGCTTTCTATATTGTCGGTGCTTATCTTTCGCATAACAGGCAGTAAACGCTTAGATTCAAAGAACCATAACCCAGCCTCCCAGAAATATTTTGATTCCACTAAATCAGGGTTTACAATAACTTCAGGGTCTTTAATGTATTTTGAAAAGGCAATATAATTATTTTTTCCTGTAACCATAATAGAACCGCGCCCCCTGTATTTATAACCGTCTCCCGTTTCCGGGCTTCCGTTACCCATTCTATTTGCGTAAACATAGTTCGCTAACTTAACAGGGCTTTTAACGTAAGGCAAAGCTTCTTTTTCGTTCTTGAAGTACTTTTTAAAGGTACTCATTAGATTTTTTAAGCTATAATT